GCCTGATGCAGATGTGGTTGATCCTTTTGCGATCTACGTTAATCCTTCCGCTACAAAACTAGAAAATACCGAATGGATTTGTCAGGCATCTCCAATGCCGATGTGGAAAATTAAAGAATTATACAAGAACGGCAAGTATGTGGAAGCCCAGGGCAATTTAGAAAAGTACGAAGCAATGAAAATGAATACGGCACCTATGGCTGATGAACGTATTCAGGTTACAGATACCCAGGCCAAGGAGACTCATTATTATGATTCCCCACAAAAGGCTATGGAAGATTTAGAAGAACGTGCTTTGGTATTAGAATATTTTTTACGTGACGGTACCACGGAATATGTGGAAATGGAAGATGAAAATGGGAAACCATATTCACAGGAAAATTATAAGTACCCCGGACAGGTAAGGCAGGTAGTTATTTCAAATGGAGTGCTGCTTTATGATGGTCCAACCAGATACCCATTTTTTAACAAAGATAACAGTCTTGCACACCCATTCCCATATGTTGTGCTAAAGAACGCAGGGTCGGCACACTCCTTCTGGGGTAAACCCGAACCTAGGAGATTGAAATCAATAAACTTGGCGATGGATAGGATATCATCACAAATGATGGACAACATCCACTTAACCGCAAATCCTATGTGGGTTGTCGATGAAACAGCCGATGTTACTGATCAAATTTCTAATAAGCCTGGATCCGTTATTCGGAAGAAAGGCCCTGGTGCTGTGGATATGAAAACACCAGGAAGTATGCCGTCCTATGTGTTCAACTTCTATGAATTACTATATGATGTGTTTGAAACTGTTAGTGGCGTAAATAAAGCCACCCAAGGAAAGGAGGCCGGTAGTGTAACCAGTGGTGTACAAGCCCAGATATATAAACAAGCAGCAACCACAAAAATAGATTTCAAATCTCGAACCTTGGACCAGGCAATAGCAACATTAGGTCAAATGTGGATAGCAATGATATCCAATATGAGTTTACGGCCACAGAATGTTTCAGTTGTTATGCCTCACCAGATTGAAGAAAAACGATCTTATATCGGGATGGAATATCAGAATATGAAATTCAATGTCCGGGCAAAAGCTGGTAGTATGTTACCGGAGAATAAGATGTATGTGGAAAACAAAATTATGCAATTGGCACAAATGGGCCTCATTACGGATCCTGAGTTTATCATTGAAAATGTGGATTTACCTGGCAAAGAAAAACTCCTTCAAAGAATGAGAGATGAAAGAGCAGCCCTCCAGGAACAAGAAGAATTAATGCAAAAACCTCTGTCTGAAGAAGACCTAGCAGGTCTTGGTGATAACGAAGATGAGATATACAGACGGATGAACGAGAACCCGGAGCTTATGTCCAGGCTTGAAAATATGAGCAGCAGAGGAGAGGTATAAGTTGCAAAAAAGACTTAATAAAATAAGGAGTAACACCTATGAGTGATGCTATTGAAGGAACTGTATATGGCGATTCTGTGCGAGTAAGCACAGCTGAAGCTGAGTCTTTATTCACCAATCCTGAGTGGGGGGAACCAGATCATCCCAACACCCAGAGGGGACTAGACCAACAGCAAGATGCCGCCCCGGCAGAACCAAACAGTGAGGAAGTAACTGCGGAACCAACAGAATCTCAGGAGACTGAGCAACCTAATGAGCCGGAATCAACACCCTCGGAGACAGAGAATAAACTAAGCCCAGACCAGGTCGAGGTTAATGGTGAAGTTTATACAGTGGACCAAATCAAGGAGTTTATTAATGATTCCAAAAATAAGGATGAGTGGCAACGTAAAAACACTCAGAGATCCCAAGATCTTGCCGAACAACGTAAAGCTATCCGGGCTGAATCGGAAAAATGGAAGGCGTTGAAGGAAGATGAAGATTTGATGGAAACCATTAAAGACTATGTCGATTCGGACCATCCTCTGTTAATAGAAGATCTAACATCCGATGAGCCAGAAGAAGCTGATCAAGCGGAACCGGCAGAGACACAAAGGCTAAACGAATTAGAACAAAAGATTCAAACTTTTGAAGCTGAAAAGCAGGTCGAAAGTGATGTGGCAACCTTAGTTCAGACCCATCCAGAGTTACGGGATAATGCCCAAGCTATGGACCAGGTCTTAAAGGCTGCCATTGATAATAATCTGATGGACTTAAACGTGGCCTATGCTGTGGCTATGCACCAATCTGCGAATGATTCAGCTTTGAAGAAGGCTATTGAAAATGTGGAAAAAGCCAAAGAACTACGGAAAATTCCGGAGGCCGAAGGAGCAAACCGTGCAGACCGCACAGTATCCTCTAAAGTCCCTGCGAATTATGACGAAGTTCGTGATATGGCTTTAAATGAGTACAACCTTTATGAATGAGGTAATAAATGGCTTTAAGTTATGATAATTTATCTGCGTTAACTCGTGATAAATATATCCCGGTTTTAGTCGACAACATCTTCGATTCTAATGTTCTTACTCACCGGATGCTTCGGAAATCAAAAGCAGCAGCAAGTGGTAACAAAATATTGCAACCGCTTGAATATGGAAAATCTACCTCCAAGGGTTTCTATTCTGGATATGACATCCTCGATACGACCCCAAGTGAGATAGTGACCTCGGCCAGTTATGACTGGGTCCAGGGCTATGCTACGATTTCTATTTCTGGTAAAGAAGAATCATTAAACGATGGTGCTGAACGAGTAATCGATTTACTTGAAAGCAAAATTAAGAATGCTGAAAAATCTTTAAAAGATATGTTCGGCACTCAACTGTATTCTGATAATAACGGTTCAACAACTACTACTTCCGGTGCTTCGGCTAGTGGTTTCTTAGGACTCGATGCAATCATCGATTCTGCTGGGACTATTGGTGGAATTGCTAGAGCAGATTATAGTTGGTGGAGTGCACAAGAACAAGCCGCTGGTTCCAGTACTTTTTCTGATGTAGCAGCAGCTTCTGGTGCTAGCTCTATTGGCCGTGAGATGAGAAAAATGTACGGTGCTTGTAGTGTAGACAACGATTCGCCCACACTTATTGTGACCACCCAAATTGTATTCGATGCATACGAGGAAGCTCTGACTGCACAAAAACGATTTGGTGCGAGTGATAAGTCTTTAGCAGATGCTGGTTTCCAGAATTTGCTTTATCGTGGAACACCTGTTGTTGTTGATGATCACTGCCCTGCAGGGAAAATGTTTATGCTTAATGAAAAGTATATGGGTTTTCGTCATCACAGAAAACGGAATTTTGCTTTTGAAGGATTTCAAAAACCGATTAATCAAGATGCTAGGGTTGCCAAGGTTCTATGGCTCGGTGCACTCACTGTTTCTAATCCAAGAATGATGGGTAAGATCACTGGTCTTCCCACATCTTATTAGGAATATATTGTGGCATTCGTTTCAACAGAAGCTTGGATTAATCCCCAGCCTATAAGCTCAACTTCTACCACAGCCAAGGTTCCTGTAGGCACGGTTGTCCGTGCTGAAGACAAAGATAGTTCCACCGCCCTAGGCGTAGGGGAATTTATCTATTGTTCTGGTGTAGCTAGTACAGTAGTCGGTTCAGTTGTTTCAATTGACGAAGCTGCAGCTACTACACTTGCATCAGCAAATGCAAAAGGAAGAGTTGGTGTCGCTATGTCCATTAATGTCGCTAGTCAATATGGCTGGTATCAAATTAGTGGAAAAGCTCACGCCAAGGTCTTAGCTAGTTTTGCAGATAATGGTGTATGCTACTTAACCAGCACAGCTGGTTCTGTAGATGATGCAGATGTTGGTGGGGATCTTGTCAAAGGTATGATAGGTCGTTCCGCTGTTAGCGGTGGACTGGCATACGTTGAGTGTAATCGTCCTTTTGTGGACGATTCTGCAGATGATTAATCGTTTCTAAGAAATCAAAATTGTAGAGTGAAGTTGGGAGCATAAGCAATAACGGCTGTTTGGGTCCAGCCAGCGAAATTCCCATATAAACTCTAAAAATTAACGCTGGGGGGAATACATCCCCCCGGCATTATTAATAACTCTAATAAGGAGAAAGAAAATGACTGGTAACGAAATGTTATCCACGTTAGGACTGAGATTGGAAGATCCGGAAGAATCTTCGTTTACTCAAACTGCAAAGCTTGATGCTTTGAACATTGCACAAAAAAGTGTAGTCAACTTAATTCACAATGCATACTTGGGAGAGTTGCAAACTATTGCAAATAATAAAGTTGCTGGGGCTGGTTCTCGTTGGAGTACTTGCACATATGCAACAGCTTTTAGTTCCGACTTACCCATTAGAAATGGTATCACCGCAATATTTGATGAAACAAATGATAAGTGGTGTACAATGATTGAACCGGGAGATGTTAAAAGATTAGAAAATACTTATTTAGCAGGATCCGCTGCCAATCCGGTAGCATTTGCTTTTGATGAAACAATATATGTTCAACCACCATCTTGCGTTTTAATTGATGTTTGGTATTTAAAAGCACCAGCTGCTTTAGCAGCCGATGCGGTTGAATGCGATCTAAATGTTGCCTTGCACGAAGCTGTTGTAGATATGGCTGAATCTCAGCTATGGAAGATGGATGCTAAAGTAGATCGTGCTGCAGCTGCTTATCAAAATGCAAGTGCTCAAATTGAAGCATTGAATGCTCGGTATACAATAGAAGCCCCGACTGGTATTGGCACTAAGAATCGGCCTTAACCGTGACTTGGGCCAGTTTAGTAGACAGGGTCCTGACTGGTTTTCCACATAGTGATATTGCCTTCAATGAATCGAAGGCACAAAAATATCTAGAGGAAGCACAGGAGGATTTTGCCTTTTATACCAAATGTTACGAAAAAGGCTTCTCATATTATCTGGATGAAGGGGATGCAACATTACCTCTGCCAAAGGATTTTATTGATATAGTAAGTACGGTTGAATATAAAGGCCGGTACATTGCTCCATTTCAACGACACGAAATCATAAGTAGAAGAAAGGTTGATAATACTTTTCGTTCGGGTACGCCAGAATACTTTCAAATAGAAGGCAATAATATGGCTTTTGTACCAGCACCTGCACAAGGTGGATTGTTGTCATTTAGGTATGCGGCTAAACCTACGAATCTAACAGATTCCGCAACGGCTTATAGTAAACTCAATTATGATACCCTTTCTAGTAGTGCTCCATATATAGGTGATACTGTTGCTATAAAACGGTTAAGTAATTCCACTTATAGCGATGTAACATTTTCAGCTACCGTTGCTGACTATGAAGATAAAAATCTTACTGGAGTACTGATTCTATCAGATGTTACCAATGGATCAAATCTTCAAAACAATGATTTAATTGTTACAACTAATGATGAAACAGAAATGTTTTTAGCATTGCAAAGTACCTGGACTGCATTGATAGCAGCCTGGGATGATCTTGGATTAGGGTTTAAGGCATTAGCAAATGGCAGAATTTATGATTTTTCAACAGCAGGGGATGAACCTCAAATCAATCAGATCTATCATCCTATGTTAGTTGATTATGCAAAGGCAGCTTTCCACTGGGAAACAGCTAGTGGGCTAGCACCAGGGTACACACAAAAATATGAACAAAACCGTGAGAATGTACGGAGGCAGTTTGCTCACCGAATGATGCACGGTCCGGCACAAGTTGCTGATACCATAGGTCTATTGTAGTGCCTTCTCAATATATAAAAATACCAATGTTCGGAGGTGGCCTGATCACCAATATGGACCCAGAAGATTTACCGATTGATGCTTGTAGTGATACTCTCAATGTAGATATCGAAGTCCCTGGTAAAATAACTAAGCGTAAACCCCGGCAATTGACATTTACTATTGCAGGTGCGAACTTTAAACAGTTAATGCAATGGAGTGCTCCAACTGGAGTTAATTATTGGATCGGCTATGAAACTCAGAATAAAGATATTGAAGTCTATAATTCTGATTTTACAAAACAACCAGCTGGTTCCACACTTATTGATTATGCTGCAACTTCATCCACAAACGATGTAAAACTAATAAACTTCGGCGATGAGGTAAGGGTTGCGAGTGACAAACACGAAAAGGCTAAATGGATCGGACATATGACCAGGAGATATTTCTTTGATGCCTGGCAACCTGCATTGGTAAACGCAGCCGATACCGGTTTAGATCTAAATGGTGCTGTATCTTCAACATCTTCTACAAGTTTTGTAACAGATGGTGGTGTATTAACTGTCCAGGTAGGAGACTACTTGAGAGTAGACTCTGAAGTTGTTCAGATTACAGCAATCACATCAGCAGATGCGAATAACCATACATTAACAGTGACTCGTGGGGAAATAGGAAGTACAGCAGCAACCCATAGTGACGATGTTAGTATTTACTTTGCAAGTACGCTAGTGTCTTCTGATGCAACGATTGAATACCCAACTACTTGGGCTTACCAGGATATAACACAGGAATCCGCAACCCACGGTACAAATGCAACTGGATACTATTATTATAAATTTACAGCCATCTTTGATGGTAATCAGGAATTACCATTAGGTGAATCCTTTTCAACATTCAATCTCACTACAGCATCCAAACCTTTAAAAATTGGTCTAAAGATTGATACGGATGATTTCAGTAGGCGTATTACAGGAATCAATTTATATAAGTCATTCTTAGGTACAGATCATACGCCAGTGTATAGTCTGGCCAGGACCATACCGGTCAATACTAAATCCACTTATACAACCGACCACGTATCCACCTCCAGTTCGAGTAATGTAGGGAGTATAGTATATTCACCTACAGCCAACTTTGTACAGGGGGATGATAATAAATGGGTCCGTCTGCATAAGGATAATGACGACTTAAATGATTACTATTATATAGATGGGGTTACATCAAAAACTTTAACATTAACCAAACGATATGTACACGGTTCTGGTTTAGTTGGGTCTTTTATTGGATTAAATACTTCAGCCTGGGGTGATGCTTCCGGTTATATTCTTCTAAATGATAATGGTTCCGGGACTGCCCCGGTTGTAAATGATTGGACTAATGCGAGTGCTTCAGCCATTAGCGGTGGCACCAGAGATGCATCACTCTATTTTGGTTTGAATACAGTATATGATGCTGCTTGGGATTTAGATAACGATGAAAAGAATGACTGGACCGCAAAGAAATCAAGTTCATATCGTACTGTCGATAGAAGTTTTGAAACAATGGTTAGGACTACGGCAAACTTCGCCAGTTATGGAACCAGTCAAAGCATTACACTTACTAATGGATATTATTTTACTTCAATTAGTAGCGGAGAACTCACACTATACGTATATGATAACGGTATTGTAGAAGCAGGTATACACCCATTAGGTGCTAAAACAAAAGTCACTACCAATTATAAATATGGGCAATGGATGAATGGAAGATTTTTTGTAGGCAACGTAAGGTTGGATCCGGGTGTGGAGGATGAAGATCACGAAAACTGGATTATATATTCACAACTTAATCAGCCTGATATATTACCTATTTCAAATTACATCCAGATTAAGGATTCTCAGGGTGGAAAAATTACAGGTTTATCCAGGTTATTTGACGATCTAGTCGTACTAATGGAAAATGGCATATTTAGACTATATGTGCCCTCAGATCCTTCGACCTGGTCTTTACTCGAATCTGACGAGAACGTAGGGTGTATAGCCCCTAATAGCGTTGTAAAGGCAGGTTCCCACGTATTCTTTGGCGGCAGTGACCACATATATGCATTGGATTCCAATTTCAATGCTTTTCCAATATCCGAACCAATTAGAGATGATTACCAGGGATCAAGTGGATTAACCGAAACACGGGCCATATATGATCCAAAAAAACAAAGAGTGTTATTTATGTTTGGCAGCAGCAATAGGTATATGTATTCCTTCCAATTAAATAGATTTAGAAATGGAGAGTTAGTCTGGAATAAACACGATATGGGGACTACCATACCTGCGGATACTCTGGCTATTGATAATGATTTAAATGTTTATACAATTCAAAATAATGTGAGCTAATGAAAGATAAAACAAAATTAGTCGGACTTGTTGATGTTGTTGTAAAAAGGGCATCAGGTGATATAGAGACAATGTCTGGCCAAAATACAATTGAGACTGAAATAAAGAATGCTATTGCCTCTGGAATTAATGGGGCGGTTAGTGGAGGATTTGGTGTATTAATATCTGCTTTTGATGGTAGTAATTCTGGATTTGTGGCAGGAACTAGCGGTGAATCAGGAATCATAGTAAAAACTACTGCGAATGATTACTACCAATGTTCAACAGAGGCAGCCTCTAGTGGAAATTCAGGGACTACAATGAAAGTAGTTGGTACTGTAAAAGCAAATGCAAGTAAAACAATTGATTACGCATATCTTGGTCACGGCTGGTCATCAAACGCAGACTTTGCTTATAATGTAGCTAATCACAGTTTTTCCTCGAACATAGCTCTAGAAGATGGCGATCAACTCGACATAACCTGGACCATAACCATAGCGAATTCATAATGGAAATAATAACACACGGTTTAATTAACACATTCAAAATATATGGATATGTAAATATTGAGGTTTTCCACCCGGAAGATGTGTCCAGAATGGAACCATTACATAAAGAAGAAGGTGATAATGCTATTCAGACTCACCTACTTAATATGATTGCTTCAGATCTGAGAAGTTCAACTGCGAGTACTAACTATAATATAACCCAATGGCCGAATGTGAATAGTACAAGTAGATGTTACCCAAGCTTTGACGGCACAGATCATAACCTAGACTATACAAGTAATTCAAGTTATTTAAATGGTGCAGATGGAATCTTTTGTGAAACTGCTACTGGAGGAGAAACGGGGTATACTTTTCCTAATGTTGGAATTGGTGATTGGACTAATGCCCTAGCGTTAGGTGAAGGAAATGATATGACTCAAAGTGTATCAGGAAATACATTCACTATTATTGGTGAAGCCACCTGGCTTGGGAAAAATGGGGGTTCATCAACATTAACATCAGCATCAAGTGGCAATATAACCAACTTTCAACTCGGAAAAGATTTTAGTTGCAAGTCTAGTACTAACTCAGATTTCACATACGGCCACGCAGGTAGCAATTATTTATATGCACAATACACAGCTAGTGCATTTTCTTTGGATATGAATGATCAATTAAAAGTAACCTGGACAATACAGATAACATAAACTATGGCATCACTTACAGTAATAACACCATCCACTGGAGCTATTTGGAATAGCGATGAATCTCACACAATAAGCTGGACTCGAAGCCCCCTTAGCGGTATATGGGGGGCAATAAGTATAGACCTTTATAAAAATAATGTATTCCAAGAGACAATAGCTATGAACTTAAATAGCAATACCAGCTCCTATAGTTGGGATATAGAGCGGAACTTCACCGAAGGTTCTGATTATATGGTAACCGTATCCACTTCATACACTGCAGGTGATCCTTAATGGCAATTTCCGTATCGGGTAGCAGTGGACTATTTACAATCCAGAACCCAGCTTCTGTCACATTAGACAGTCCTAATTCAGGATTATTTAATGTTAATGAAAACCTGTCAATTACCTGGACAAAAACTGATTTTACAGAAAATGTGGATCTGTACTATACCGCATCCACTACATTTTCTACTAGCAATGCAATTGCCACTAATCAAAGTGGCACATCATATTCCTGGAATATCCCATCATCACTATCTGCCACAAGTAAATATATATGGGTAAGAAAAACAGGAGATTCTACTGTAAAGGACATATCAAATAGTTCCATAACATTCTATGCTGTGGCTGACTTTTCCCCAGAAGATACAACAGCTTTTACAGAATCAGTTTCATTTGATAGCAGTGGCGTATGGAGATTTATTAAAACAGCCACAGACACAACTACCTTTTCTACAGATTCAGTTACTACAGCAGAAAGTAGATGGTGGGATCTAACCCAAATAACAGCAACTGATACCACAACTTTTTCCACGGATTCCGTAACGACATCTGAGAGTTTATGGAAACACGTAAAATCAGCCGCAGACACAACCTCATTTACAACTGATTCGGTAACTACATTTGTTTTCCGGCAGCCACGCCCATCGGATACCACAACTTTTTCCACTGACTCTGTGTCAGCTGTTGAAAGTAAATGGAAACATATATTTGCAGTTCCAGATACAACAAGTTTTGCTACTGACTCTGTGTCAGCTGTTGAAAGTAAATGGAAACATATATTTGCAG